TTGTAGTCCCAATCTCTAGATTGTTTACATACAGTTTCGGGATATTTTAATATCAAACACTTGATTTTAAATTCAGCCAAGTGTTTACTGTCCATCAACTCTTTGGTTGTGGTCGCTTGAAATACAGGACCAAATAGACCTTCTAACACCAATCGGTGTGTTTGTGTACCATCAAGTGTACCTGTGCAACCAATACGATAACCTGCATTTGTGCAACCAGACATAATAGTTGCAAGTGATTTGGCTTTGAATTGATGTGCCTCATCACCAACTACAAAATCAAATTGTTCAAAGTATTCTTGTGGGTTTTTATAGATTGATTGCCAAGTAGTGATAGTTAGAAACTTGTTTGTGTGTTTCTCTTTACCAGAATATTGACGATGACAATACTGTTCTGAATCATAACCATAATCTTCAAAGTCTTTATACATCTGTTCAACTAGTGAAGTAGTTGGTACAATTAACAGACCTCTACTATTCTCTATTTGCAAATGGCGAATGATAAGATAAATGATTAAAGATTTACCTGATGCCGTTGGTGACAATAACATCAATCGTTTATTTCGTATTGCATGAACAAACGAATTTAATTGGTAATCTCTTACCTCATGTGGTAACTTTAATGTATCAACAAACTCTTTAGCTTCAACCAATGAGAAAATCTTAGTGGTTCTTAATTCAATATCAATATCAAGAGTGTATTTTCTTTCTTCACAAAACTTTTCAATGTATGCAATAAGGCCACGATATATGAGCATGGTTCTTAGGTCTAATAACCTAATCTTACCATCCCAATATCGTGATTTGTATGCAGGTGTAAATTGATAACCTGGTACATAAAATGTAAAGTAGTCAGAAAGTTCTTGTGATATGTTTCGTTCACTAACAACACGAATATATGCTTCGTTGACTTTCTCTAATCGTATATCAAACACCTTGAATGAATCTTTCCCATGCTATAAAATCACGCAACTGAAATGTGCGTGAGTTCAATTCTTTAAGTATGCTTTGACAGACCTCAACGATTTCTTCATGCAACATTTTTTGTGCAGTCAGTCTGTTTAAATCTTCATCACTCTCAAAGTATGTAGTAATCTCAGATTTCAATACAAAAGGAAATGGTTCCCAACCGTGGTGTTTAAGTTGGTCATCATCTAATTTACCTGTATAGTATTCCCACTTCACTTTTTTCATTCTATTGAATTTAAATTCGGCTTCTTTTGAGAGCAAGCGATGCCGTGAAAGTATATTCAAATACTTACTATGCAATTGGGGTATGTTGATAAGTGCTTTGCCAGGTTCTGTTCTATCAATAACAGAATCGGTCGCCCACATATTTAATAATTCATCAAGTTTAGTCATTACAAATCCTCCTTAACGGAGTATAACACAGTTAATTTACTTTGGCAACATCAAAATAGGAATATCTGAAGGTAGCATCAGCTGTAATTGCCGTGTCTGGACTATCAGTAGTGGACATAACAAAGGTAGATAATGATGTAGGAAATACATCATAAAATTTAAACGTATAAGTTGGGTTGTTTGCCGATGATAATATGGTAAGTGTTGCATCAGAATATTGGGGTGGTAATCCAGATAGTTGACGTATACCTGAAGTTTTACTTAATGTACCCAAATTTTTATATTCTTTAAAATCGGTAGGGAAAGTCATGCCACGGATCCAATCGTGAACTTCTAACCAAGATTTTAAAGCTTCATCAACTAAAAAAGTAACATTCAACAAATCATAAATTGCTTTTTCACCTGGTTTATACAAGTCTACAAAAGGAGTATTTTGTGGAATTTCTGATAGTGAGATGCCAGGAACAGTTATAGTCTGGCAAAAATACTGTATGTTTGGTAACCTAGCAAAGTTCAATTGGAACTTATTAGGATGCAAGTAGTTTGGATTTTTAGGATTTCTAGTAAGTGCTGTCATAGTGGACTATTTAGGCTAAAAAAAAGACCACCCGAAGGTGGTCTTTTAAGAACTCTCTTATCGGAGTTTTTATTACATGATGTTAGCAATACGGAAACTACGATAGTAGTTGTTCGATTGAACAGTCAATGCGCCGAGACCTTGACTTGTGCCTTCTGCAAATGGATTGGCAACTAGACCATAACGAGTCTTGAAACCAATTTTTGGTTGGAAGGTACCTGTGTCAACGGCACGGACCATTTGTAGTGGTACATATGGGCAGTAGAAAATACCTGCGTCATATGCATTTGTACCTTTGTAACCAACAACAGCGAATTCGTTGGTTGAAGATGTTTGTGCATATGGGTCGATATAAACTTTAAGGCGACCGAACATTGTACCAGCAAATGTGTTACCAGTATCGTCAACTGTTAAGTTAACTTGACCTTGTAATGCTGAGTTGTAATCAAGCAGACCAGCCATCGCAAATGCAGATGCAACATCTGAAGAAACGATGATGATATTACCTTTGCCTCTACGAGTAGTTTTGGCAATTGTATTAGCTTCACGTTCAATTTGGAAAGCAAGACCTTTGATTTTTTCAACCATCCAACGACCGTTAGAGTCGGTGTCTAAGTCGAATGTACCACGAGTTGTTGTGCCAGCTTGGCAACCTAATTTAGATACGCCATAGATTGTGCGGATAACTTCACGGTTAATCTCAGCAAGAATCTCAGTAGAGAGAATGTTTGCTAATTCTGTTTCTGCATCTAAGCCATGAACTGCTTTCAAGTCTTGTGCAAGTTCCATTGAGTATTCTGCCTTCAAAGCACGAGTCTTTGCAGTAACAGTAACTTTCTCAATTGAGAATGCCATTTCTTGGAATGTGTTACCAGAAGCGCCATCACCCAAAGCTTCAGCAGAACCAGTTGTCATTGCAGCAATTGCAGCAGCGTTACCAGCAAATGTGTTATTAGCAGCATTGTCAGTTGGAACTGATAGAGCGATTTGAGCGCCACCACCGTTTGCACCAGCGAAACCTGTGTTTGCTTCGTTGAAGAAAGCTTCTGTACCACTTTGACCAGCATAACGGGTACGCATTGCAAAAATCAGACCTGTAGGACCTGTCATTGGCTGAACGCCAGCAACGTCATACGCAATCAAATTTGGCAATGAACGGCGAACCAAGCTGATTAGAATTGGGTCGAAACCGGCAACAGGACCACCTGCAGCAGCTGAACCACCGAAACCGCCTGTACCAGCAAAGTTTGTTGGTGAACCAGCTTCGTTAAGCATACCAGATGCTTTTTGCATCTCGACTGCTTGGTTTTCAAGAATAACGGCTGTAACAGCCTTACGATATGGGTCTTTAATAGACGGCATATCTGGATGATCCAGAACGCCAGCCCATTTAGTTTGTAGATTTTCGGACAAATACATTTTATTATCTCCTAATTTTTAGAGTTTTGTTTTAGAAATTGCGTTTGCGACTGCGTTGACAAATGGGTCAGATGACACCTTTTTATCGTCTGCATCGCCTAATTCCTCATGCAACTGTTTTTCATCGGCACGTTTAGTACCTGATGGGAAATAGTTCTCACGAATTGTTTCAAGTTTATTTTTGTATTCGTCCTCTGTGGAGAATTCAACACTCTCTGCGAGTGATTTGATTTTTTCAACTTGAGTTGCTGTGAGACCTTCGCAAACAACATGAGTGATTTCATTTTTGCGAGCTTCAACTAAAGATTTTTTAGTTTGAATACCACGCTCGATTTCTTCATTGAGAGAAGCTTCAAGTTCTTCAACTTTGGTAGCTAACTCATCAACAAGGTCGACTTTTTCAGCAGGCACATCAATGTAGTGCTCTGCAAACAGGTTGCGTAAACCTGAAATAAATTCTTCTGTGATTTCAGAACGCAAACCGGATTCAATAGCGATTTGATTATCTTCCATCCATTGTTCAACAACATATGACAAGTAGTCATCAACCTTTTCAGTCAAATCTGACTTGATAGTATCGATTGCTTCTTCAAGCATACTTGCATAACGTGTTTCTGTTTCTTCTTCAATTTGTGATAATCGGTCTTGGACACGAGCTTCAAAAATTGTAGAAACTTTAGATTTGAATTCTTCAGAAATGGTAGAATCGTCAGCAAAGAGAGAATCAATATCTTCTTTCATTTTCTTCTTCATCATTTCTTTTTTCTCATCATCGTGCATTTTTTCAGCAATTACTTCACCTTCTAATTGTTCTTCTTCCATTTTGGCAGAAGCATCAGATGGCTTTGTAGTTGGTGCTGTAGCACTCTTTGACGATGGTGTAATCTTTGCCGAATTATCGTCATTCTTATAATTCTGCGGTGTTGGGCCACCAGCGTCATGGACTTCAGCTGGTAATTTTTCTGTCGGCATAGCTGATGCTGATTTCTTGCTTCCTGCAAGAATCTCTGCGGCTGCCTCAAATAGTTTGTTTGATGCCATTAGGAATCTCCTTATGATTTCTTATTTATAAAATTAAAGTTTTCTGATGAAATTTTCAAACAAGTTGAGAGCAACCTGTTCAATATCTTTTCGTGATGCTTGTCTAATTTGTCTTTTTGCGTTATCTATATCAACTTCAACAAAACGACCTTCAACAAACAACCATTCTTTATTCTCCATGATACCATTAACAAAAGCGCCTGGTGCAGATGGGTCTGCAACAATATCAGCGGCGGTTGCTAAACGGAAATCATCTTGAACAATGTTGTAACCCTCTTTGGTTGGTTGTAATGAACCCATACCACGAGAAGATACTCCAAGGTTTACACCAGAGTCCATAAAGTTTTTAACAATTTGACCATATGGTGTATCAAGAATTAACGCCTTACCAATAAAAGCTTCTCCATTGTCTGTCAATTCGACAATCTTGTGAGATACTCTTTCAAGGTTAATAGATGGTGTGTCTGGATGACCTAGTTCTCCAAGCGCACGATTAGTTTTTACATATTCTTCGTTGTATCTTTTGACTTCATTACTTAGAATGTCTTTGGTATACATACGATTGTTTTTATTTGGTTTATCATATACAAGAAAAGGACCGGTAATATACAGGTTCTTTTTGCCATTTTCTGTGGCTTCAGTTAAGAATTTTACTTCTTCAATGTTTTCTCTAATTAGTTTCATAGGGTTTGTCCTGAATATGGGTCTACATTATATGTAGCAGTCTTTGAAACTTCCATAACAATACATCCACCAGTAAAAATTTGAACTGCAAGATTACCCGATGCAGTATTAGCAACTGAACCACCGTAATCATCAAGGCGCATTTCGCCTGAACCTGATAACTTAAATAGTTGAGCACCATCACGAGTAATTTCAATAGTACCATTAGTAGACCAATTTAATTTTCGTATAGTTAAAGCACTAACAGTTTCGGTGTTAGGACTGCCTCTAAATTGGTTGAGTGTAAGGTTGGCTGTGCTAACATCCACAACTCTAACGATTGAGCTGCCTCTTGTAGTGTTTATAATTTCGTATGCCATGTTATCTTATTCCCATTGATTTGCGGCGTTTCAAAGAAATGCTGCGTTTCATTAGTGTTCTACGCAACTTTGCTTTTCCTTTTGTTTTCCAGTACCGCTTAAGTTTCCTAGATTTCTGTAACCTTTGTATGGTTGGTATACGAACAACTCGGTTACCAGCCAACTTATATCCTTTAATGGCAGATTTTCTTACGTTCTTTTGAACAACAATTCTACCTTTTGCATTTCTTCTAATTCTACGGCGAACCTTAGTGATTCTACCCATTCTCATTACATTAGCTTCGTCTAATTCTTCTTCGACCCATTCATATGTATCATTCGCCACGGCAACTTTTTCTGCCTCTAATCTTGCAGCAATCATTTGCTCAAGACGCTCAAATATAAATGATTTGGCTTCTGTTAGTCTATTCTCCGCAATAAGTTCTACGAATTTCATTTTGCCTGTTTAAAAGCAAAGTCAGCTGCTTTTTGTAAATGTGTTGGTGATTTGTGAACCATGTCAGCAAACTTCTTTTTATTATCATCATTCAATGCTTTATGCACTTGAGTAATTGCAGATGCAGTAAAGTGGTCTACTTTGCGAGTATGACCAGAAGCAAACTTAACTGATTTTGCCTGTTTATCATTCACTATCTTATGTAGTGTGTCCATTACTGCTTCGGTAATTTCAACTTCTTCTGATTGAATAGGTGCATCCATGCCTGAACCATATTGATAAGGCACAGAAAAATATTTTTTTAGTCTTTCATTATAATATAAAGCAATTCTTGTACCATCAGGATACATACGAATTGCTTTACGCTTTATAACCAACACCAATGGTGGGTCTTTATCTTCTTGAAGAATGACTGGTTCTTCAGTTACTTCAACTTCAACCTCTTCTCTAACTGCACGGCGAGCCTGCGTGTTAATTTGTTTATTATTAGAAATTAAATCTACCATCTTGTTAAAGAGGTTTTGAATAATCATTCTATCTGCATTGTTGAATGTTGGTTTTTCTTCACCCATCTTATCTAAGATTTTGTGAATACGTTGCATCTGTGCCTTATTGGCAAGACCAGCACGAACCAAAGTATCAAACTTAGAATAGTCTGATTTTTCTTCTTCTAAAAGAGTCTTAAAGTCTTGTAGAGATTTCATTGTTCTTCTGTTGTTTTTTCTTCTTGCTTAGAACCACCAAATAATGATGCAGCTAATTCTTGCTTGCGAGCATCTAGTGCTTCAAAAGCTTTTGCTGATAACATATCAGCCATAGAATTCTTTGCACCAAGTGCATCACCTGTGGCAATTTGGTCTACAAAATTTGTCATATTTTTCTCCATTATTTCCTATTTATATTTAGTGCAGACTTCTCTACTTCGGCATCAAGTTCCGGTGTAGCAGATTCAGAAGGTGTTCTTTCCATACTATTATCTTCTGGTGGAACTTGGCCTTGTTGTGCCTGTGCTTGTTCATCACCAGGC